TCTATACTATTTAATAGTACCGGTAGTAACTGGACTGTAAAGGAAGTAAATATTAATGTTACTGATGGTGAATATGAAAACCTTTTCACTATACTTCAGAATGTAACAGGGTTTGCATTTCTCATTAACGGTGTAACATATAATACAGCTGTAGTTACTACAACTCAAAAAATAAACTTTTTTAGTTACGATATAGAAGATTTTACTATACCCTCTGGGTCATCTATAGTATTATCTCAGCTCTACGACACTACACTTATTCCCGGTCCTAATGTGACAGGTTTTCAAAATAGTAATTATGATGCTTTAATATCAAACGCTACAGATTCAAGAACAAGCGGATACATATTCGAAGTAGATAGATCTTCAGAATATATTATACCAGGTAACTATGACAACATAGTATCTGAATCAGCAGAATACGCTAATGTAGCAGATTCTAATTATACATCTATAGGTATATTAAGAAGCAGATACGATGGATCAGAAACAACATCAGCAGACTTTGGAGTAGAGCCTTTAATTGCAGGAAAAGTATTTGAAGGAGCAGAATATTTAACTTCTTCTTCTAACAACTTTATATGTTCACAATCATTAAGCGATAGAAGTATAGAGGAATATTTCTTTACTATCCCTACCGGTTCAGCAGAAGATAGTGAAACTCCAATATTAAATTCGAAAGTATTTGAGTTTGACGGCAACAGAGTACTACCTATTAAAGATAAAAAGATATGGGTAAAAGAGAACAGAGCTATAGTAGAAACAAACTTAAATGGGATAGTAACAGGTGCAATAACTGAATGTACAATATAAAAACATTAAAACAATATATTTATATAAAAGAATAAAATTATGGGATATTTAAATAACTCGGTCGTAACAGTAGATGCGATCCTAACAAAGAAAGGAAGAGAGCTCTTAGCAAGAGGAGACGGCTCTTTCAAAATTACACAATTTGCCCTTTCGGACGATGAAATTGATTATACACTCTATAATACATCACATCCATCTGGATCGGCGTTTTACGGCGAGGCTATAGAAAATATGCCTTTGCTAGAAGCTTTCCCTGATGAAAATCAGATAATGAAATATAAGCTTTCAACACTGCCTAGAGGTACATCTAAATTACCTTTGCTAGAAGCAGGGTATGCAGCAATAACTTTAAAACAAGGAGCATCTCTTGCAATCACTCCTCAAACGCTGAACTATTTAGGAGCCACTTCAACTTTTGAAGCAGGTGGATACACAGCAACTATTGCTGACGTGAGAGTATTATCTAACTTTACAGGTGTTGGTATTAATACAGAAGAAGCTGAAAGATTAAACAGTACAACTACTATAGGTACCAATGTGTCTAAAACAATCATAGGTACTTCTGTTAACCTTACAGCCACAACAGTTAATACTTTATTCGGATCTAGAACACAACTACAAACAACAGTAACGTTGATAGGTAGAGATTCTGGAGCTAGAGTAACTATACCTTTAACTATAATAAAAGTAAATAATTAATTATGTCATTTAAAAGATTAGACCAAGAAGATATAGTAATAAGCGCAGACTCAATAACAGCACCAGCATGGTCTGATAACCAGACTAACCTTACTACTTTTTTTACATCATCTGCACAAGCTTCTAGAACAAGTGGAGATTACTATTATAACGTATATAAAGATAACTTTGCACAAACAAGCTCAGCTGATATACAGTTTTCACTCGCATACGGGGAAGTAAACGGAAGCGGATCGTTACCTTTTAACCCAGGAGTGGCAGGATATGCACCTTCTCAGGTGATATACAAGCAGTATAGAAACCTAGTGAACGGTACAGAAGAAACAGATTTATCCTTTGGTGGAACAACAGTAGGATCAGTATACGCAATAGCTGTAGAAAGAGCTAGGTTTAAAGAAAAACTTTTACCTGGTTCACTATTAATGACATTATCGAGCTCAGCAGGTGAGATGAAAGTAACTGATAACAGTAACTATGTCTCTACTATTACATTTGGTGATGCAGGAAGAGAATATGATTTAGTAAGTGCAAGTAGTGCCGGAGTAAGAGTGACTACAAACAGTGGATTAGATGGAGTAAACGGATTCAATGTAGCGTCTGGTTCTTACGGTAAGTTTTTACCGGATATTGGTGTGATACTACTTAACGGTGATGCCTTAGACTTAGCACCTGTTAGCGGTGGTTTAAGTATGGGTACATCTACAGCAGTAAGTAGTAACAGTGCTAATATTACTAAAATACATAACCTAATAAATGACGGAGGAAGTTTTACTTTAAGATCAGAGGAAACAGTTTCGTCAAACTATATATTTGTTAGAGCAAGAAATAGTGAGTTTAACTACTCTACTAACCCTTCTAATATTACAGGTTCAGGTGAATTGAGACACAATGTTATGATTGATACACCGCAAGGATATATCACCTCTGTAGGACTCTATAACGACAATAACGACCTATTAGGTATTGCAAAATTATCTAGACCTTTACTTAAGGACTTTACAAAAGAGGCATTAATTAGAGTGAAGCTTGATTATTAATGAATGGGAGCTTGGAAAAATTTAAATCAACAAGACGTATACATTACATCGTATACAGCTAAAAAGAGCTGGAGTGTTGAAAGTGGCAGTCTTAGCAGACAGGGTATACGTCATTACCAAGCAGTAACAAGCTCTATATCCGAATACTACCCTCAAAATTCAGATTTATTTGGAGGTCCAACAAGCGGTTCTTCTGATAGTAAATACCATAAGCAGCTTGTATATAATAGTATAGCACAACTCTATTTTAGACCTTACACTAGCGGTTCGGGTTTACTTGAACAGTCAAGTAGTTATGAAACTTATTTAGAATCTAGTATTAACACAGGTTCAAGGTCACTAGGAGACAGAGCTACAGTATTCTCTATTCCAAGAGATAAATTCGGTACTCATGTAGAACCCAGCTCTTTAACATTTGGAGAAGACGTATTATTTGTATCTGGGGCGTATAACAATCCTGGGTATGTAGCAGAACAGTTTAAACTATACGATGACGGAGAAGGAGCATTAAGAAGTAACAGCACTTCAGGATCAGTAAAAGGTAGCATCATATATTCTCATGGACAGCTTATACTAACTAGTGAAGAGCAGAGTATAAGCTATGATGACATACCAAATCAGGAAATTAACTGGAAATCAAACTTACCTATTTATACATATAACTACACTGTTAGGTTAACCGATAGTGAATTTAATTTTACCCAGAACCCAACTGCTCTTACAGGCAGTGATAACATATTGAGAAACAATGTTACTGGTTCTGAATTTCAACCATATATTACAACGGTTGGATTATATAATGATAGTAATGAATTAATAGCAGTAGGTAAATTAGGTAAACCATTACCTAAATCAAGAAATACAGAAACAACAATACAAATAAAATTAGATATTTAAAATGGCTATAACTTTAAGAAATACAAAAGGAATAGAACTTAGCTACTTCGAATTAGATACAAACTTTACAGAGTTTTATTATTCTAGTTCTATAGACGGACATATTCTAAATCTTAACAAATTTGGGACTGGAAGCTTTACCCCAACTACTCATTCATTGACTATAGCAACAGGATCAACCTTAACTCTATATTCTGAAACCGGTTCAACAGGAACTGTATCTGGAAGTTTAACAGTTACAGGTACATTAACTGCAAATGAGTTAGTAACTAATATAGTAAGCTCATCCATTACCCTTACAACAGGAAGTAATATATTCGGAGATGAAATTACAGACAAACACCAGTTTACAGGCTCAATAGAAACATCAGGATCAGTTAAACTAGGAGATACGACTTCTACTAACCACTACGTTACAGGGTCTTTTAATATTTTAGGAAGTGTAGGTTTAAACGGTAATAACATTACCACAGGAAGTTTAACACTTACTAACACCGGCAGTACTACTTTTACAGTTGAAGACGGATATGTAATATTAACTGAAGTTTCTGAGAGTTTAAATTTCCCATCTGACGCATCTGCTTCAGCAGCAGGAGTACCTCTCGGAGGTCTGTATAGAAACGGAAATGCAATTTATATAAGAACAACATAAAATGTCTTTAACCTATTCACATCTTTCTGGATCAATAGTAGTATTAGGATCTATAACTGCATCTGGAGGATTTAGCGGAAGTGTAACAGTAGATGAGACGTCTATAGATCATAATAACTTAAATAATTACGAATCTACTAGACACATAGATCATTCTGCTGTCTCTATAAATGCTGGATTAGGATTAACAGGTGGAGGAACAATACAGTCAGACAGAAGTTTAGCCTTAGACGGTACAAGCGGATACTTTACTAGCAGTGTACAGACAGTTATAAGTTCAAATAATTTTGCTACAAGAACTTCCAATATATTTTCCGGATCACAAAATATAACAGGATCTCTTATCTTAACCGGCAGTGCCGACATAGACGGAGATATAAACGCAACCGGAGATATTACAGCATACTACTCTTCTGATGAAAGATTAAAAGAAAACATTACCCGTATACAAAATCCATCAACTAAGATAAAGCTAATACATGGGGTAGAGTTTGATTGGGTTCCTAAAAAAGGTATACATAATAACAAAGGACATGATGTAGGAGTAATAGCTCAAGATATTGAAAAAATACTACCAGATATAGTTGTTACTAAAAAGAATGGTTATAAAGCAGTTAATTATGAAAAATTAGTTGCTCTTCTAATAGAAGTTAACAAAGACCTACTTGAGAGAGTAGAAGAATTAGAAAGAAATAGGTTGTATAAATAAGATAGTTTTCTTATATTATAAAAAAGAACTGTTATGTACATAGAAATAGAAAACTTTCTATCTAAAAAAGATTGCAAATATTTAATTAGTTTAATAGATAGTAAACATGTAAGGTCTACAGTAGCAGGACCAGAAGATAAGCAATCTGTAGAATCCGATTTTAGAACTTCATCTACATCTACACTACCTACAGACGATACTACTATTTTAAAAATAAAAAAGAAAATTGCAAGTTATCTTGATTTAGATATATCTAAAGGAGAAGATATCCAAGGACAGTTATACGAACCCGGACAGTACTTTAAACCTCATCATGATTACTTTTCTGGAGACTCATATACAAATCACTGTCTCTCTTCCGGTAATAGGACTAATACGCTAATGATCTTTCTAAATGACGATATGGAAGGGGGAGCGACAGCTTTTCCAAATATTAATAAAAAAGTAAAACCTAAAACAGGTAAGGCAGTTGTATGGGACGATATGGTAGACGGAGAGTACCAACCCGATACACTACATGAAGGACAAGAAGTCATAAGTGGTAAAAAATATATAATCACTTCCTGGTGGAGAGAAAACGAATGGAACGCAGCTGAAGATTCAAGACTAGCTGTTGAGCATTGGAAAAATTTAGAAAGTGAACGAGAAGGTAAAATAGTATTTAACCGCAAAGAAGACCTACCTAAACTTACAGAAACAGGGTATAAAGTAGTAAAGTGTCCTCAAGAAGCGTGGGGTATAATACAAGATGCTTATAGACTATTAATGTTAAACCCACAACCAGAACAGGGAGTAGGTAGAGATATAATAGACGGAGGAGAAGTACCCACAGAGATGATGTCGTTTGATAATTTAACTAGTATTAGAGAACTACTACTTGAAAAACTTAAACCAGTACATCAAGAATTTTGCGGAGGTTTAGACATAGAACCAGCTGCACTATATGGAATTAGATCCTATAATAAAGGAGCAACTCTAATAAACCATACAGATAGAATACAGACCCATCACGTATCAAGTATTATAATAGTAGATAAAGATCTTGATTGCGGATGTAATCAAACAAAAGGAGTACCTAACGACTGGCCATTAGAGTTTCATGATCACAATGGAGAGGTACATCAAATTTATGCTGAAATAGGAGATATTATTTTATATGAATCAGCTACATGTCTACACGGTAGACCTACTCCGTTTAAAGGTAACTGGTATAGAAACTTTTATACCCACTATAAACTATCCAACTACGTATTTGAATCTAAATAGATATGGAATACATAGTAGTAAGTACAAGTAAGTGTAAGTACCAAGAATGGCAAATAAGACTTCTGCACTGGTCACTCAAAAAAACTAATCAGGAAGGTAAACTCATACTTCTTTTATCTGACGATATTAACCACGCCGGAGAAAACACAGACTTTAATTTTGACTCTTCTATAGAAATACACGAACTACCCGACTGGGCAAAAGAATGGGAGGTTAAAGAAGGAGAATGGTGGGGCGGTATTCCAAACAAGTACGAAGCTATAAAATGGCTGACAGTGAATAGAGATTTTAAACCAGACGATAGGTTATTATTTCTTGACCCAGACATGGTATTTTTAGAATCTGTACAACTATACCCGAAAGATAATCAAATTATAGCCCAAGAATGGGTTGGAGCATATCCAGATAGAAAAGCCTTTATGTATCCATTTGCTTTAAAGTTTTCTACTTTGAAGACTTTTATAGACACCTATAAAGAAAAATGTATAGAGTACAGAAGAGAGACTAAAGAATGGATCTCTGAGATGTACGGACTAGATGATGCTGCTTCTATCCACAATATTGACATTGTATACAGAGAAGATTTAGGTAGATGTACCTTATGGAATAAAGACAGTTCTTCCAATCTTTCTACTATTTTACATTTTCCAAATGCTATTGAGTCAATAGAAAAAGAAAAGATATTTTTTAAACAAGATTATACTACTAAACTAGACCAGAAGATAGAAGCTTTTAAATCTAGAAACTTTACTGATAGTTTATTGCTTTCTAATATAGATCAAGAAAGAACTAATTACAGATATTATACTGACTTTTACGATAAAGACTTATTTAAATTTTACACAGGAGAAGACGGTTATGTCTTATATGAGAAATGGCCGGGAGGATTTAATAACATAAGAATGTCTTTTGAGTTAGCTGTATGTATAGCTTTTATTTTAAATAGAACACTAGTTTTACCCCCAAAACAAAGGTACTACTTACTAGAAGGAGAATGTAGTATAGATGACTTTTTTGAAATTAAAGACTTAGGTATAGAATATTTAGAATATTCAGAATTTCAAAAATTAGAAAATATAGATCTCGATCATGAAAAAGTAAAAGAAGTATGTAAAGTTTTTGATCAAAAAACTGATAGTGTAGTATATAACTTTGAAAAGGTTATACCGCCTAGTAAGTTTTTGAAAGGTAGAGAATATAAGAATATTACAGAAGAAATAGATAATAAGTACGTATACTTTAACAGGAACTTACTTGGTAACTTTTATCAAATACTCTTTACAAAACAGTCTGAAAAGCTTAAAACATTAATTGCCAGGCATGTAAAATATAAAAATAAAATATTCGACATTGGGTGGTTGTTTGTGAATAGATTAGAGGATAATTCATACTATAGTGTTCATGTTAGAAGAAATGATTTTCAATATGACGACCTACATATACCTTGTCAACAGCTATATGAAAATTTAAAAAAAGAAGTACCATTAGGAAGTAAACTATACATTGCAACAGATCATGATGATGAAAGCTTTTTTGATTTACTGAAAGAAAACTATGAAGTATTATTTTTCAAAGATGTAATAGCAGACTATCCTTATTTAGAGTACGATAAAAACTGGGTACCTATTTTCGAACAATTAATTTGTACAAGAGCAATAAAGTTTATTGGAACTGATCTTTCGACACTATCATCCTACATCTATAGAATGAGAGGTTATATGAAAGATATTCAAAATAAAAATTACTATATTACAACAAAAGATCATAACAAGGATAGCGACATCTACTTTGACTCAGCAGCTTCAGTAAATGGCGGATGGGTAAGAGAGTTTAGAAATGTTTGGGAGATAGATACGACTAAAGTGTTTGTATCGATAGCTAGTTACTGTGATGGTGAAATTTTTAATACTCTTAAAAACCTATATAAGTACTGCTCTAATACAGAAAGGATTACTGTTTGTGTAAATTTACAAGATACAGAAGAAGTATACAATAAATTAAAAAGTTTTAACTATTCTAATTTAAATATTATCTTTACAAAAAAAGAAGATGCTCTAGGAGTAGTAGTAGCTAGAAATAAGATTAAAGACCAAGTAACAAATGAACCGTACTTCTTACAGATTGATTCACATTCAAGGTTTAAAAAAGATTGGGACCTAATCTTAATTAATCAATATAATTCTTTAGAGGAACCTAAAGTAATATTAACATGCTATCCAAATGAGTACCATGTACCTGATGAAGAAGAAAAATATCTTGAGCTAGAATATAATGCACCACTAAAAATCAAAAGATTTCAAATACCAGAGTCCCTTGTAGATAATAGGTGTAGGGCAACTAATTACGATTCTCATAAAGAGCTTACACCTTTTAAAGCCCAATGGTGCGGTGCAGGTTTTTTATTTACTAGATCTGAATGGCTAAAAGAAGTAAGGATACCGAACAACATACGATTTACAGGTGAAGAAGATTTTCAAACTTTTATAAGTTTTCTAAAAGGTTGGAACTTACGTACATTAACAGAAGCAGTTGTTTGGCATAATTACAACTATAAAGAATCAGTCAATGATGAACCATACAGAGAACATAATAATACATACCTTATAGATGATAGTTCGGTAGAGCTTTTAAACGAAGCATTATTTAAAAAGGGGTATGAAAGATCGATAGAAGAATTAGAAGCGTACTTCAACATTACACTTAAAAAGCCTTCTACTACAAAAACTATATTCATAGCATTAACTAGCTTTATAGACAGTGACTTAAAAAATACTATTAAAAGCTGTATCAACCAGGCTAAGAACCCAGAAAGGTTGACCTTTGGAATAATTCTTCAGTATAATAATGATAAAGAGACTAACGAAAGATGTATTGATGATCTTATAGACAAGTACAATATAAAGATTGAGAAATACTGGTATGAAGAATCTAATGGAGGCTGTTGGGCAAGAAATTTAGTTTCTAAGTTTTACAGTAATGAAGACTATTCACTTCAGATAGACTGTCATACTAGAATGGCTAAAGATTGGGATGAACATTTAATTAATGAACACAAATCAATAGACAGTAAAAATATTATTTCTTATTTATCACCAGGATTTTCACATGACGAAGACACAGGCTTAGACTATAGTTTCCATAATATTAACAACAGAGACATTCTTAACATACCAACTATTACAGAAATAACCAGTGAGTACTGGCCAAAATTTCAAGGATACACAAATGAAATATCTACTAATTATAATAATAGAGAGGTTAGTATATTATACTGCGGGTTTATTTTTGGAGAAGGTAAATGGATAATAGATATTAAAAATGACCCAGAACATTACTACACCGGTGAAGAGTTTATGTTATCGTTGAGAGCTTATACTAAGGGTTACAATATCTATCAACCTACGAAAGCTTATTCCTGGCATAGGAATAATCCGAAACACATACACCATCATGGAGTATTTGAGGATCACGATAAAAGACACAAGCACGCTATGGTAAGACTTAAGAAGCTAATTGAAGGAGAAGATCTAGGAGAGTACGGATTAGGAAATGTTAGAACTATAGAAGAGTACGAAAAATTTGCTAAAATTAATTTAAAAGAAAAACGTGTATATACTTAGTGCATATTTAGGACATAACGCATCAATGACGGTTGCTAAAGACGGAGATATATTAGAAGTTGTGGAATTCGAAAGAATGACTAATATAAAAAACGGAGGTTGCTTAGCACAGATAGGAGTTAAAAATCCTAAAATAATTATGTCCTTAATAAAAGATTACCTAAAAGAAAAGTACTCTATAAAGCACTTTGATTTACTACTACTCAACCATCTTTGTATAACAATGCTTAGAAAGCATCACTTTACTAGCACAAAACAGCTTTTAAGATTCTTTGACTCAGACAGACATGAACTAGTACACCACCAACACGGGCACATGGCCTGTGCGTTTTATCAATCAGATTTTGAATACTCTAAAGGTGTAAGCTTTGACGGAGGAGGAAGCGATGGTAATTTTAATGTTTTTGAATGCCATAGGGATACTGGGATAAGACAAATTGACCAAATACAGAACCATACGATAGGTATGAGACTTTCTGAATTAGGACAGTACACAAAGTCTATTAGAAGAGAAAGAGATTTTTGGACAGATGGAGGCTTAGTATACCCTGGAAAGATTATGGGATTATCATCATACGGTAACGTTAGAGAAGAATGGTTAGAAGCATTTAGAGAATTCTACACAGGAGTCTACCATGCAACAGAAGGAGACGGACTTAATGCTAACTATATTAAACTTAAAAAAGCATTAGACCTTCCAGATGAATACGAAGGTCAGTTAGAGTATGATTTAGTAGCAACCTCACAAAGAATGTTTGAAATGAAATTTGATGATTTAGTAGGAAAACATTATCAAGGAGAACAAAACTTTATTATAACAGGAGGAAGTGCACTCAACATTCTTAATAACCAAAGGGTAAGAAAGCACACAAACGTTTTTGTTCCTCCGAATCCAAATGATGCAGGACTAAGTCTTGGATTTATGTTAGATTACTTAAAACCAAAAAAAGCATTCGATGGTACTTTTGCTGGACCTGAAGTTTGGGATAAACATATGCTATCAGAGTACGTAGACAAGTATAATGGAGTGCCTTTGAATATAGATAATCTAGTAACAAAGTTTATTGACGGTAAAATAATTGGAGTTGTAAGAGGCAGGTCAGAATTAGGTCCAAGAGCACTAGGACATAGAAGTATACTCTGTCATGCAGCTGTACCTAATATGAAAGACATACTTAATAAAAAAGTAAAAAATAGAGAACCATTTAGACCATTTGCTCCTGTATGTAGAGAGGACGATGCTGGTAGATTTTTTGATATACAAGGACCTTGTAAGTGGATGAGCTTCTGCCCTCCTGTAAGACAAGAGTATCAAGAAGTATTAAAATCCATTACACATGTTGACGGTACTGCAAGATTGCAGACTGTAGACGGAAGAAATCCTAGTTTTATGTATTACTTATTAACTAGATTTCAAGAGTATAATCAATACCCAGTATTATTAAATACATCTTTCAACATAGCAGGTAAACCCATTCTTAATTCTTATAAAGATGCTATATGGATGTTAGAGAATACAGAAATGGATGCTCTAGTGTTAGACGACTACTTTATAGAAAAGTAATATTTATAATTATATGCTAAAAAAAATTAAACCAAAATACGATTGGAGTTATTTTCTACCACCAAACCAAGATTACTCCGTTCATAAAGGTACATGCCTTGCCCATCAGTTAGACGAGTTAACTGATATACATGAAGAATACGGTCTTGGAGAAACATACACCTCTGAAAATACTGTAATAAGACAATTGTGGTATGATAATACTATGGTAGATTTTGAAGACTTAGGTAAGCAGTTAAATATGGAAGTTATAACTGTATCATCAATTCTTCAACCTCCCGGTAATACTATTGCTCTACATAGAGATACCTTCTTTCAAATTAATAAAAGATTTCCGGACGATAAGAGATTAAAAGTAAGAGCAAATATTTACCTTGAAGATTGGAAAGTAGGACATATGATTCAATATCAAGATATAAACGACTTAAAAATATGGAAGACATCAGATAATTGGAAAGCAGGAGAAGGTTATTTATGGTCATCAAAACCTTTACACTTGTCTGCTAATGCTGGTATGAAAGATAAATTTACCTTACAGGTATCAGGATTTTATTTAGGATAACAAAATGTGGTTATATAAAGAAAAAGTTATAGAGAGCATAGAGGATATGCCAAAAGATTCTTTTGGTTTTATCTATGAAGTTATTCATAAACCAACCGGACAGAAGTACTTAGGTAAAAAAGTATTACAGTTTAATAGAAAACTCCCTCCACTCAAAGGCCAAAAGAGAAAAAGAAAAGTAGTTAAAGAATCTGATTGGAAAACTTATTACGGTTCACATCAAACTATTAAAACTTTAATTAAGGAAGGTAAACAAGAAGAATTTAGTAGAGAGATATTACAGTTTGTACCTACAAAAAAGCTTTTAACGTATTTTGAGTGTAAATACCTATTTATAAAAGAGGTACTAGAGCATGGAGAATATATCAACGACAATATATTAGCCAAGTTTTACCGAAAAGATTTTAACTATGAAACTAAGTCAGATAATACTTAAAGAAGAGAAAAACTGCGGATGTGGACAAACACCTTGTATCACATATGGAGTTAACGAAGATAGAGGAGTGTCAAGAGAGATACTAATAAAGTTAGTACATAACATAGGACCAGACAGATTTGCAGAAATTATTACTGACTTAAAGGATGAAAATTTACAGGATCAGATAGTAGCTGCATTTAACATGTACACTAAAGACGGTTCTGAGTTTATTAAGCCTGATTTATTAAAATAAGAATTATGATTAAACTGAAAGACATTATAGGTTACCCATCACTACAGTACCACGTAGACAATAAACTCTCATTACATGAGCATGTCTATCGTTATAACTCTGATGCGTTTATACAATTATTCAAAGAAGCAAGAGAAGCTCTTAGAGACGAAGCTATAGAGTTAGAAGAAACCGATAAAGAGTTATTAGAGACTACCGATATAGGAGAATATGGAGACTATAACGGTATGAGAGTACCTTTAGATTTACCAATGGTATCTCCTAATTATAATCCTTTATTTGAAATTGGTGCGTTAATAGACGAAATGATAGAAAATGAAGATACTATAGATGAAGCAGCTTCTATAGATGAAATGATTGATTATGATCTAATAAAAGAATTAGTAGAATCAATCGGAGGTACTATGAATATGGATAAACTTAGAAAGACTGTTAGTATTCAAAATGAAACGTTTGATTACAACGGGTTTGAAATGCTAAAAGCATCAGTTGACTATATACCAGAAGCAGAATATAAAGGAAAAAAAGTTGCACTTAACAAACCTAAGAGAGGTGGAAGTAAAAAATTCTACGTCTATGTTAAGTCAAAAAAAGGTAATGTTAAAAAAGTATCATTTGGTGATACAGGTCTATCTGTCAAGTTTAAAAAGAAAGGTGCAAGAGCATCATTTGCAGCAAGACATAAGTGTGCACAAAAAAAAGATAAAACTAAAGCAGGTTATTGGTCATGTAATATAGGCCGATATTGGAAATCACTAGGTGGATCATCAAACTTTTCAGGTTACTGGTAGGATGGAACTATCGTGGCTACAATTTAGAAATCAAAGACATATTCATATTTTAACAGAAAATGAGCAAATGCGTCAATATAGATTTTATCTTGAAGCTCTAGCTGAACAAAACTATAGACAAAATAAAGGACCGGTACAAAGACAATTAAGATTACAAATAACAGGATTTCTATTACAGGAAGATTTATTTTTAATACAACAGGAAAACGGTTCAGGAATTTATATAACAGAATATGCCTAATTTACCGATATCGCAGCTATCACAGTCTACCGCTCTTCAAGGAGATGAACTCTTTGTAGACGTTCAGGGTGGTGTAACTAAGTATACTACTCTAGATAGCTTAGCAGCATTTACTACAAGCTCAATTCAGACCGAAGTAAACAATCTTACTGCAGCTACTTCTTCTTATTTAACTGCACATCAAGACACCGGTTCACTCATGGTAACTGGTTCTCTATCTGGCACATCACTAATATTCGAAAAAGGAGATACAACTACATTTGATATAGATTTATCTTCTACGTTTATTACTCCATCCCAAACCAGTTCTTTAGTTGAATCTGCTTACCTTTCACTTTATTCAACACAATCACAACAACTAGAAACAGCAGAAGTTGCACAAGCAGTAACTTTCTCACATATTTGGACACAGAGCGGAGTAAGTTTAGTTTCAGGTTCTCAACTTGTAATGGAAAAAGCAGGAATTTATCAATTTAGTTTCGTTGCTCAAATTACAAATACTGAAAACGCAGTCCACGATTCTTACTTTTGGTTAAAATACAACGGAAGTAATTTTCCAAACTCAGCTACTCAAATGTCTTTACAACCAAGAAAGAACGAAAGTACCCCATCTGCTCAATTGATGACGGTGAATATAGTTACAGTTGCTGAAAACGATGAGGATTATATTGAATTATATTGGACAGGTGATAGTGATTCTATACAACTAAATGAAACTCCTAGTGATGGAGTTAAACCAGAAACACCTTCGGTAATTGCAAATATTGTTAGAGTAGGTTAATGAGACCTTACATAGAGGAAAAAAAAGACGGTTATATATTAAGAGAGTTCTCTAAAGATACTCCCTCATTCGAATTCGTATGGCATAGAGACAAAGAAGATAGGTACGTTGAAGCTACTCACGATACAGATTGGCAATTTCAATTAGATAATGATATTCCACGTACATTAGATAAAAACAAACTATTTATACCTAAAGAGACATATCACCGTTTAATAAAAGGAACTGGTGATTTGGTTGTTAAAATATGGCAAAATGAAGTTAAGTAGTATAATATTAGAAAATAGATTTGACCAACAGGCTAAAAAACTTGAAGGTGAATTAAGAGATGCTCATAATCAAGACAATATAGTAGTGAGTATGGGATATTTTTCTGAAGATGGTCCAAAAGCTTCTAAAGGATTCGGTAAAGTAACATTTAGACAAAAAGAGGAAGTAGATCCAAGTGATTGGAAAAACCTAAAAAACTTCTTACAGGCTAAAGGCTTAGAGGTTGAATCTGAAAGTAATTATTATGACAACGATGGAGACAGACATTTTTTTCCACATGTTAAATTTGAATTCAATATATAATGAAGTTATCAAAAGTAATACTAGAAAATAAAAAAGTAGTTGTTAGAAAGCAAATAGACCTAACTGAACAAGATATTAGCAGACTTACAACAGCAATAACTACCAGACTTCAAGAATACCTTGATATTGATGATAAAAAAATTCTGGAAACAACAGTTACTGCTGCTATAACTGAACTTTTAGAAAACAAATAGTTGTTTTATTAAAATAAAGTTCTTATCTTTCTATTAAGATACGGACTGGTTTATGGACTACACTTTCCTTTTAGGGTCAATAGAAAATATATTGGGCAAGAGTTATAAGAGAGCAAGAGAAAACTACGCTTTTCACTGTCCTTTCTGTAATCATCGTAAGCCAAAGTTAGAAATCAACATGCATACTAACGAAAAAGGACAAAATCCTTGGGAATGTTGGGTATGTCAAACAAGAGGGAGAACAATTAGATCTCTTCTCAAGCAGTTAAAAACACCTAGAGAACAAGCAGCCGACATACTAAAGTACTTACCAAAAGGTTCAACTATAGAGTATAAACAACTATCTATAATAGAACTACCAAAGGAGTATCAAATGCTATATTCTGCTTCAAGTACATCGGTAGTTGCAAATTTAGTTAAGAAATACTTATATGAAAGAGGACTTACCGACAATGATTTTATTAAATACGGTATTGGGTATGCCACTTCTGGAGAATATGGAGGACGAGTCATTATACCGAGTTATAATCGATCCAATCAACTCAACTATTTTATTGCGAGAAGTTATGATGGCAACTACTTTAAGTACAAAAACCCAGAGGTTTCCAAAGACGTAATATTTTTCGAAAATTTAATCAATTGGAATACACCTATTATTTTATGTGAAGGAGTATTTGATGCAATGTCTATAAGAAGAAATGCTATTCCAATCTTAGGTAAAAGTATTTCTACTTCATTATATAAAAAAATTATCACCAGCCCGCTAACAGATATTTACATAGCACTCGATCAAGATGCTAGAAATAGAGCGTTAGAAATGTCACAACAGTTACTTAACCAAGGTAAAAGAGTTTACTTAATTGACCTACCTGATAAGGACCCTTCTGAGATGGGCTTCAGAGCTTTTACTGAATTGGTACAACAAGCAGAAGAATTAGATCTATCAAATCTAATGCTGCATAAATTAGACCTATGATAAAACAAGGTATGAACATTCTGAAAGAGAATGCTAAAAATAGATTAGATTTTAACCCTGAATTAAAACAAATAAACTTTCTGGATAGGAGAGTTTATAAAAGGTCGGAAGGAGTATATTACCCGTCCGTAACTACTATACTCCAGTATATGCCCAAAAATAAGTTTTTCGAGTCTTGGCTCAAAGACGTTGGGCATACCGCCGACTTTATAATGCGTAAAGCAGGTAAAGAAGGAACTCAAGTACATGAGGCAGCCGAACAGTTAGTAGAAGGTAAAGAAGTTTCTTGGATGGACGATTACGGTAATGCCAAGTATTCTCAATTAGTATGGGAAATGATACTTAAGTTTGCCGAGTTTTGGAAAACATATAAACCTGAACTAATATCCTCAGAACAATTTGTATGGTCAGATAAACATAAGTTTGCCGGTACAGCTGATATTGTATGTAAAATGAATGGAGAAACCTGGTTAATAGATTTAAAAACATCTAACAGTATTCATAAATCATATGACTTACAATTAGCTTCATATGCAAAAGGATTAGAAGAGAGTAGAGATGTAAAAATAGAACGAACTGGTATATTATGGTTAAAGGCTCACTCTAGAGGACCTAGTAAACAAAAGAAAGTAATACAGGGTAAAGGATGGAAATTACTTCAAATAGATGATATAGATAAGAACTTTGAATTATTTAAATTAATTTATGAGCTATATAAATTAGAAAACCCTATAACCGAACCTATTTATAATAGTTACCCAACAACACTAAAACTATGAAAAACATTTGGTTATTAAGTATTTTTTTCGTATCTTTATATAGCTGTGACGTATACAACTACAGTAAAAACGGTTATGAAGTAGAGAGTATTCTTGCTGTAACAGAAGCAGGTGATACGATTGCCGTACCGTATAAAGATTTTATAAGAGAAAGGTATGATAACTATACAAGGTTTAATTGGAATAATAACTGGTATTACAACAACTGGAGATACGATTATAACTGGAGATGGAATTACTGGTACAATAGCCAGCCTTATTTTTATAACGGGGGTTATTATAACTATAATAGTGATAGTGAGCCTAATACTACAAGTGTACCTAGAGTTAATGGCAGAAGAGGAGAAAAAGTAACAGATATACCAACGGAGAATGATGGAATTTATCTTCCACCAAAACCTCCAACAAGATTAAAAAACGATGTTAAAATTATCAGAAATAATACTAGAAGGCAATGGCCGTCCCAAAGTCGTAATAATGGCTGGATCAGCAGGAGCAGGCAAGTCCTTCCTTCTCAATCAACTAGACCTAGGATCTCTAGACCAAGTCAATCCGGACAAGTTCGTGGAGGATCCTCAGCACCCCGCGTACAACAATCTGGGACAAGGAGTTCGTCTGGCGGACAAAGAGGCGGAAAACCTATCGACTAAGAAAAAGTCTTTTGTATGGGATACTACAGCTAGTAATCCCGCTAAAGTAAAAGAACTAGTTAGTAAAGGTTATAATGCCTATATGGTAATGGTATATACCCACCCCATGATTTCTTATATTAGTAACTTTTCTAGAGAAAGAAATATTCCTGGTGCAGCAGTATTCTCTACATGGAGAAATGTTTACCAGTTAATCAACCAGTATAATAAGATGCTTAAAGGTAACTTATCTATTCATATTAATGATAGAGGTGGAGAGTATGATAAAGAAATTGAAGCTTTTAACACAGCTGCTAAAAACGGTCCTCAAGGTATAAAGGACTATTTAGAAAGATATAATGAAAGGGAAGGAGTTGGAAGATCTACATTTTTTAAACCTGTTGAAATGTCTAAACAGGAAGAAGATGAATTTAGAAAAGCTACTGCAGATATAGATTACGATAGAGATAATAGATCAGAAGATAAAGCTATAAAAAATGCATTTCTTAAATTTTATAGAAAGAATAATTTAGTACCCGGAGACGATCAGTTATTAGATGCTATGAGGAAGTATAGGACTACTAAAGAAAAAAACGATAAAAAACAAGAGGAAGTTTTAGAGAGTATAGCTCAGATGTTATTCGATCCGAAATTTCAAGATCTCTTAAAAGATTCATCTCCTTTAGAAATTGACAAAAATATTCAAAACTTTCTTGCATGATAGCACTATATCCAGGAGCATTTAAACCACCTCACAGAGGTCATTTTGAAGTCGTTAAAAGACTACTTAATGGTACTCATAAAGGTAAGGTTTACGATATTGAAGATTATCAAGATGCAGGATTAAAAGCATTATCACCAGAAGAGAGTACTGCTGAAAAAATAGATAAAGTAATAATTTTTATCGGAGGTAAAGACAGAAATGGATTAACAGCTCAAGAT